TTGAGCAATAGGTCGAAGTCTTTTCCCTGATACCCTTCACAAGAGCGTGGAGAGCGGGGTTGGTGTTTGCCAGTTTGCCAAACTCTTGCGCTGAGTAAGAGTAAGCATATGGGACACCGATCTCGACCTTTTCAACCTTGTCATTTTTGACATGGTCTGGAGTGGCGACCACATAGTGGTCATTGATAACCGCATACATAACTGCGGGTTGGAGCGCATTAAACTTCATGCGATAGCCTTCATACAAAGCGTCTTTGGACTCGACTGGGACTTCTTTGGGGAAGTCTTTGATCTGAGTAAGAGCGTAGCGGGCGACTGACTCCAAGGTCTGGTGCGCTCCCGCTTGTTGGAAGGCTGAGTCTTTCAAAGAAGTGAAAGAAACTTGCGTGGCGGATTCCACGGCTTGTGCCACTTGGGACTTTACGGCTGATTTTGCCATGTTCAAATCTCCATAAGAATGAACGATTGATGAAATACTGGGGGCTGAATTGCTGACCCAGTGATATAACCTTACGCTAGTGGGTCTCTTAAGTAAAGTTTCACTGGGGAGTGGGTCTCTATCTAGCGACCTTGTGACTCGCACGCACTCATACGCGCGACGGAAAATAACTGGTATCACGCGCGCCGTAGCTAAGCGTGGCGCGATGTGACGGCAAAAGAAAAGGGAGCCGAAGCTCCCTTGGTCAACGCTTGAGTCTGCTGTACTCATCGCCGTCTAGCTTTGCGCAGAACGTTGCGCGAGCTACTTGTTCCCTAGCCTTCTTAAAGAACTCATACCGACTAGGTAGGACACTAAGAGGTCGGCGCTGATGTAGCGCCTCCCTCGTAGCAACCATCACATGCTTACGCCATATGTTGGTCTGACCGACTGTCATTAGAAGTTCTTTGCGTAGAACTCAGCGACTGATTGGTCGCCTCGTGTCCAGTATGCGTCGCGGTTAAACACACCCGCTTCGCCCGTCTCTTTGCAACGAATACAGATCTCGTTGTGAGTCATGTCCTTGATGATGAAACCATCCATGTCGATTTCATACATTGGGTAGTAGTTTGACTTGGCATTGTCAGCATCAACACGACCAATGCCAATGTATTGGCAGGGAATACCATCTTGTTCACATTCTTCCAATGTAACGCGAACATCCCAAGCCAAGTAGCCAAGATCCAATTCAATATCTTTTTCCATTTGATTCTCCTTTGTTAATGAACGAGACCGCATCCCTGCGGTTTCGGCTACTAAAGCCTCATCAGTCGTCCTTGTGTTTGATCTCAGGCAAGATCAATGTAATCAATACCGTACTGATTACCAAACCTATCAATCCAAGCCACATACCTTGTGGTATCAACATGGATAACGACAGGGCGAAGATGATCGTGTTGACCACCAAAGCTAGACCTAAGTACATAGTCTCTCCTTAAGAGAGGGGCCGAAGCCCCTCGTGTTACCGCTTGTAGCGAACTGCTACTGTCTGACCAAATACGTTGGTCACCTTTGCAAACACATCCTTGTTAGGATATGCATACAACCATTGCTTAGCACTGCTAAGTGTCCAAGCCTTGTGAGTCTTAGTAAGCTCACCCCACTGTACTGTTACTGTGTACATGTCAGTCTCCTTTCAAGAGAATCTGCAACCACAACCGTGTTGCATTGAGGACAGTATGTGTGGAAGGGGGGCATAAGTAAAGTTTGGCTGGGGACACCCCCCATCCCCCCACCCCCCAAGCCTGTCAATGGGTCCCCCCGCATACCCCATACCCCCTAACACGCACAAATAACTCCACATTTTTTCAAAACTCCTCGCGAATTACACAGGGTCCCTCATCCATAATTGTTGGAAAATCCTGTCCATCCTGTCCAATTACACACGACCGTCTCTTCAAAACACGTGGCAAGCCTGGCAAGCCCCCCTCCAATTACACACCCCGGGTGCGCAGAAAATATTTATAAGTAAAGTAGATTGCACAATTGACTGTTGCGTGTAATTCGTGAAACCCAATATCCATGCGGGTTCCCAGCCATAAGGTACGTCTTGCCGCCACACCCCATTGCCGATTACGATCCCCATCTGAAGTACCCCACCCCCTGTCCAAATTACACACGACTGTCATGTCTTGGACTTCTTGGACACCCCCGGGTAGGATTCCTAACCTCCCCTTGCACAAAGATATATTTTTCTGTTACATTTAGAACAACTGCCGAAGGAGCCTTCGCTGACATGGATGAACTAGTACCGCACATCGAGGAAAACATTCCTCTGCCACAGAACGCTAAAGAGGCGTTCCCTGATCTGTCGCCCGCTGAAGAATTGCAAATGCGGGCCAATGTCATCAAGCTTATGTCTGACCTTACGGGTCAGCAGATATCCCCTACCAAAGATAACGCCGCACAAGCTACAGAGTTAGCTCGTCAGATGGCGCAAGATCCTAAACATAGACCCGAGTTTGCTAAGTACCCTAACGAAACATTGGCGTTTCTTGCAGGTATGGTTGCGCAGATGAACGTATCTATTGTTGAAGAACTGTCTGATTTCAAACTGTACGTAGTAAATAAACTTGTGCATGAAATAGAACACACACACGACCCTAAAGCACGCCTTACTGCAATAAGAAACTTAGGCGAAGTAGATGGCGTAGACGCATTCAAGAAACGTTCTGAAGTTACACACAAAATTATGACTGCCGAAGAGGTAGAAAAAGAACTTTTAGAGACCTTACAAAGCTTAGAAAGTAAGATCATTGATGTTGAAGCACGCGAAGTAATAAAGCATGAGTCAAACACTAACGCCTGAAGCAATTTTTAAGCTGCGGCAGGCTATGCCAGCTATGCCTGACAAGCAAAGAAGGCGTACGCTTGAGCTATTAAAACGCTACGACGCCAACATGACCCAAGGTATGGGTAAGGAGAGCTTCCTTGATTTTATCAACCACGTCTATCCGGGCTATAAAGTGGGACCTCACCACCTTAAACTTATACAAATTTTTGAAGATATCGCTGCAGGTAAGAAAAAACGGGTTATTGTTAATATCGCTCCGCGACATGGTAAATCAGAACTTATATCCTATCTCGCTCCTGCCTGGTTTTTGGGTAAGTATCCACAGAAAAAAATCATCATGGGTTCCCATACGGCAGATCTGGCTGTTAACTTTGGCCGTCGTGTGCGTAACCTCGTTGGATCGGAAGCTTATAAGGGCATATTTCCGCAAGTAGAGTTGCAATCTGACTCTAAATCTGCGTCAAGATGGGGGACAAACTTTAATGGCGAATATTTTGCTATTGGTGTTGGGGGCGCTCTTGCTGGTAGGGGTGCTGACCTTTTTATTATTGATGATCCGCACTCTGAACAAGAAGCCAAGACAGGTAGACCTGACGTTTTTCTACCTGCTTGGGAGTGGTTCCAGTCTGGCCCTCTTCAGCGTCTTATGCCAGGCGGCGCTATTATCATTGTTATGACTCGTTGGTCTAAATTAGACCTGACAGGCATGATTGTTCAGCAAACTGAACGAAATGAAGACGTAGATCCGTGGGAAGTTGTAGAGTTCCCTGCAATTAAAGATGACGGAGAAGCGCTTTGGCCAGAATTTTGGGATGTTGAGGAGTTATTAGCCAAAAAAGCTGCTCTGGACATCCGTTATTGGAATGCGCAGTACATGCAGAAGCCTACTTCAGAGGAAGGGGCGCTGATTAAACGTGAATGGTGGCAAATTTGGGAAAAGGAAGACCCTCCCGAATGCGAGTTCATCATTATGTCGCTCGATGCTGCGCAAGAAGCTACCAATAGGGCTGACTATAACGCACTGACGACGTGGGGTGTGTTTTATAACGAGGAAACACAGAACTTTGCCATCATCTTGCTCAATGCCATTAAGAAAAGGATGGAGTACCCAGAGCTTAAGAAGCTGGTGCTTGAGGAGTACAAGGAGTGGCAGCCAGATGCGTTCATGGTGGAAAAGAAATCCAACGGATCGGCGCTTTATCAGGAGTTTAGGCGCATGGGTGTGCCTGTAGGGGAGTTTACTCCGGGCAAAGGACAGGACAAAATAGCGCGTGTGAACGCAGTGTCTGACCTTTTTGCATCCGGCATCGTGTTTGCGCCAGACCACCGGTGGGCTAAGGAAGTAATAGAAGAGTGCAACGACTTCCCAGCCGGCACCAATGACGACTTGGTGGACTCTACAACGCTTGCGCTGTTAAGATTCCGGCAGGGTGGGTTTTTACGGCTTCCGACGGACGAGCCGGAAGATAATTTTTTAAAACAGTATCGCAAAAAAGCTGCGTATTACTAAGGATACATCATGGCGACAAATATAGATAAAGCTCTGTACGAGGCTCCCCAAGGACTAGATCAGTTGGGAGAAGCAGAAGAGCCAATCGAGATTGAGATTGAGGACCCTGAGGCAGTACGCATTCGAGCAGGGGATGTAGAGATTGAGATTGAGCCAGAAGAGGACGATGATGAGTTTAGTAAAAACTTAGCCGAAGATATCCCTGAAGATGTCCTTGCATCACTTGCTGGTGAGTTAATTGGCGACTATGAGTCTGATGTATCTGCCCGTAAAGATTGGGTGCAGACTTACGTTGATGGCCTAGAACTATTAGGCTTGAAGATCGAAGAAAGAACAGAGCCTTGGCCCGGTGCTTGTGGCGTGTACCACCCGCTCTTGACTGAAGCAGTTGTGAAATTCCAAGCTGAGACCATGATGGAGACATTCCCTGCGTCTGGCCCAGTCAAGACTAAGATCATCGGCAAAGAAACTCCAGAGAAGAAAGACGCGGCGGAGCGAGTTCAAGAAGACATGAACTACCAGCTTACTGACGTGATGAAAGAGTACAGACCCGAGCATGAGCGCATGCTCTGGGGCTTGGGCCTTGCTGGTAATGCGTTTAAGAAGGTGTACTACGATCCATCACTGGGTCGTCAGGTGTCTATGTATGCGCCAGCAGAAGATGTGGTCGTACCTTATGGTGCTTCAAGTCTTGCTGATGCAGAACGTATCACGCACGTCATGCGTAAGAACAAGAACGACTTGAAACGCTTGCAGCATGAGGGTTTTTACCGTGATATTGACTTGGGTGAGCCTACCCAAACAATGGACGAAGTTGAGAAACGTATTGCAGAAAAGATGGGCTTTCGTGCAACGCAAGATGATCGATTCAAACTCTTGGAGATACAGGTCGACTTAGACCTTAAAGGCTATGAGCATAAAGACGAAGACACAGGCAAAGAGACGGGGATTGCGCTCCCGTACATCGTCACGATTGAGAAGGGTACAACGAACATCCTTGCGATCCGCCGCAACTGGGAACCGGACGACGACCTCTGCCAAAAGCGCACGCATTTCGTCCACTACGGTTACATTCCCGGGTTTGGTTTTTATAATTTTGGCCTTGTCCATCTTATTGGTGCTTTTGCTAAATCTGGTACTTCTATTCTTCGTCAGTTGGTGGACGCTGGAACTCTATCTAATCTACCCGGGGGATTTAAAACTCGAGGACTACGTACCAAAGGCGACGACACCCCGATCTCCCCCGGCGAGTTCCGTGATGTAGACGTTCCTAGCGGTACGATGCGTGACAACATCATGCCCCTGCCGTACAAGGAGCCATCACAGGTCTTGGCGGCGCTCTTAAATCAGATCATTGATGAAGGTCGCAAGTTTGCGGGAGCCGTGGAGTTGCAGACATCGGACATGAGTGCTCAAGCGCCTGTAGGCACGACGCTGGCTATCCTTGAGCGTCAGCTCAAAACGATGAGTGCTGTTCAGTCTCGCATCCACTATTCGATGAAACAAGAGTTCAAGCTCTTGAAAGTGATCATCCGCGACTATACGCCACCTACGTACAGTTACGAGCCAGAAGAAGGCGGTCGTCGTGCGAAGCAGTCTGACTACGATCAAGTTGACATCATCCCAGTGAGTGATCCCAACGCGGCGACGATGGCTCAGAAAGTTGTTCAGTATCAGGCTGCGCTGCAGCTTGCGCAGACAGCTCCACAGTTGTATGACTTACCTCTCTTGCATCGGCAGATGCTTGATGTGCTGGGTATCAAGAACTACCAGAAACTTGTGCCGATGAGTGACGACATGAAGCCTCGTGACCCTGTTACAGAGAACCAGAACATGCTCAATAACAAGCCTGTTAAAGCGTTCCTGTACCAAGATCACAAAGCTCACATCGCTGTTCACATGGCCATGGCTCAAGATCCTCGTATCCAACAGATGTTGGGTCAGAGTCCTCAATTGGCGCAGCAGCTTATGGCGGTGGGATCTGCTCACGTTGCTGAACACTTGGGTATGGAGATGCGTAAGCAGATTGAGCAGCAGATGGGTCAAACACTGCCTCCGTATCAAGAAGATGCGGATGAAGTTGAGATGTCTCCAGAGATGGAGGTTCAGATATCTCAGATGGCTGCACAGGCTGCACAACAGCTCTTACAGCAGAGTCAGCAGCAAGCTCAACAGCAGAAGAACAAAC